TAAAGTTTCCGTCATATTTAGAAGAAAATAAGAGAGAACATTTCTTATCATCCAATAGTCTTTCATCTAACCCCTGTCTGAATACGAAAGGTTTATTAGTATCCCTTAAGTCATTCAACAACTTTTCCCAATCATTGAATCCTAAAAAGTTATCATCCAATAAACATATCTTTTTCCTTTTCGGATCTAAGAATTCCTTAAGAGGACTATGGGCTTCTACCCGGTTATAATTCTTGTTTACACAAAAAGGACAATGCCTGAAGCACCCTCTTGTCAGGAAGCCAATAGAATAATCCGTATAAAACTTAAGGGATACTTTAGATACTCCTGAAGCTAGCTTCTCCTGAACCCAATCGTTGTAGAGATCATAGTCAGGAAAATGATGTTCAATCTCATAAGAGAGCTTCGGAGCCTTGTCATAAAAGAACCCTGTACCACCATAACGAACATTAGGTAAACTTAAGACATCTTCAGGTACTTCTGTATCTGTGAATACCTTTGCTATATACACAATGTCGTAATGAGAGATGTCTTTATAATCCATAAGTAAAGAGACAGAATCCCCTAGTTCCTTATGGTGAGCAGAGAGTTTCATACAGACTAAATTGGGAAATCTATGCCTTGTCTTATTAAAAAGATCAGCATCAATGATCCCTACTTTAATGGCAGTCTGCCCAATTCTTTCCAATCTTTCCCTCCGTATCTAACTGCACCCTAAAGTTAAAGAAATCCTGTGTCTCCCTCATGGAGTCCTGTGCGACCTTTACGACCAATTCAGCAATCTCATGAGTCCTACAGGCTACCTGAGCCTCGTCATGAATCCATGCCATATACTGAAAGTCTTTCCCATGATCAAGACCATAATCTTCCACCAGGTGCTGTTCAATCAGACAAATCCATTTCTTGCATATCAATGCTCCAGCAGACTGAAGCAAAAGATTAAGGGCTGAATGGAGAGACCGAACCTTCAATGGTCTCCCATCCAACCCCTTAAGATACTTGCGTTTCCATTTTGTTATTTGTCCATGATAGGTTTCGACAAGAACATTGCTGATAGCTTGTTTTAGCTGAGCTATAGCAGGAGTATGCTCAAGGAACTTCCTCTTCAGTCTCTTGCCATCCTTTTCGTCTCCATGAACAATCTTACCAATCTTTGCATCACCAGCCCCATACAGGAAAGCATATATAAATGTCTTCGCCTGATTCCTCTCAGGTAATCCAGCAGCCTTCTGATTAGCTGTATGAATATCACCATTAAGAATTTCATGGGCATACGCACCATGATCATATGGAAACATGAAGTGTGCAAGACAACGAAGTTCCAAGCCTGAAGCATCTGCCCCAGCTTGCCACCATCCATCAGGACACCTAAACAGTTCTCTGCATTCCTTTCCATAAGGTGAGCCAAGTGCAGGAACTTGAGCGACATTGGGACTACTATGGGTAGCCCTCCCGGTAACTGCTCCACAAGGATTTACTGAACCATGAATCTTTCCGTCTTCCCATACATGAGACAACCAAGCCTGAGACCCTGTAGCTAACTGCCCCAGCCTTTTAGATACCATAAGGTATTCCTCAAAAATCGTTGCAATAGACACCAACTCCTCAGGGGCATCCGTATCTTCCTTGATGTACCTGAAGGTAGTCTCATCGATCTTCAAAGCACCATTCTCCCCATACAGATCCTGTTCAGCTGGAGTATAACCATAGTGCTTCGTGATAATCCATTCAATCTGTTGTCTGCTATTAGGATTGAATTCCTTCCATCGTTTGACTGGAACACCTGCCTTATAGCCTTTTGTCTTATTGTCTCGTTTCGGAACGAAGTCTTTGTCCGGGATTGGAGGAACTTTAGATCTTAAGTCAATCTCAAGAACAGCAGCCCTTTTCTGTAGTGTCTCAAGGAGCATATTGGCTTTGTCTATATCAAACGTAAAACCATTGCGTTCCTGTTGAGCCATAAGCCAAGCTGCTTCATGTTCAATTCCTACTGCTTTACTAGGATATGGATGTTCTATCAGATACTTATGGAGTTCTTTGGTAACCCTCACATCCTGTACGCAGTACTCTAGCATTTCCTCGTTGTATTCAGCCCAGGCATCCTCATGTTCTTCCCCATAAGTACCCTTAAGGATACCTAGACGGAAACCCCATGCCTTAAGGCTTTGGGATCCTACAAGTTTCCCCGGGATCCTCCCTCGTTTCAATCGTCCGTAGTCGCTTTCAGCAATGTCTCCATGCTGCAGTCTTGCTAATACCAATGTATCGACAACTTGTTTCCTGAGACTCCGGGGAACCCTAAAGTCAGGGTAAAGTTTCTCAAGGACAGGTATGTCGTAATCAATGATATTATGTCCACAAATAAAATCACCCTCGGAGATGGCATGAAGGAGTCTTAAAGCTCCCTCATGGACACCCCAAGGATGACTATATTTGCTTACTTTGTCGTTATCATCAATAATAACAAGACAATGAGCAGTGGTAACATCCTTGTATAAACCATTAGTTTCAATATCAAAGAATAATGTTCCCATTTCTGTTCTTGTCTATCCAATCCTGAAGTTCGTCTGTCGCATTCTGTAGCTCTATATTGGCTCGTTCAAGCAACTCAATGCGTTTCTCATTCCCGGAGATAGCTGATTTATACATAACAATTCGCTCTCTTGCTTCCTGTACAGCATGTTTATGTGCTTTTTCAGCAAGTGAGAACAACCATAATGTTATGCTTTTCCACATGTTAAACAGCATGAGCTACCTCCTTCTTGTAATCCCAGCAACAACCTGAAATCTTAGGACAGTATTCCCCTTCGCTGTCTTTTTCTGCATATTTTTCAAGCGAGTTATGTGCAGTTTTTGCATATTTTTCAAGCGAGTTATGTGAAGACAAAGACAACAGGAAAGCTTTGTTATCTGAATTATGACAGACAAAGAATTCCCACAGTTTGAAACCTTTAGTTTTCTTTTTCTTCTTTCGTGTCAATCTTTATACCTCCATCCATGTAATGTCTCTTTCCTGCTTCAATCTGTCGACCCCGGCTAAAATTAGATATGAGTTTAAGATAGCCGATGACACGAGTTCCGAAGTCAATGTTTGTCGAACCACATTTAGGACAAGCTTTAAGTGTCTGAGGATCAATGTTGCCACAGTCCCGGCAGACAGTACACAGAACATTGGTAGTCCAATAGGGAACACCATGCTTTGCATTCAGACAAATCAGATTTACTGCTTCATCATAAGACGGAATCCGCTGTAAATTAAGATGCAGTGCAGCCCCACCATCAAGGTACTGGGAAACATCTTTTCCGTGGATATCAATGCGATCCAAGATAGACCATTCTTCAGATTCCACAGGATAGAAATAGGAGTTATAGCAGTCCCTGGGACTGAAGAAGCCGTCCTCTTTGTCCCATTTGGCATTCTTAACACCAAGATTTTCAGCAGGAACAAATTCCGTATTGAATCGGACACCATACTCCTTCAGGGCATCCTTGTTCATCCTTGAGATTGTCCCTAAGATAGTCTGAAGACCTTCCTTGTACAACTTCCGGGATAGCTTATTACCACTCATGAACTCAAAAGCTTCCAACATCCCATTGATCCCAATCGTCAGGAACTGTTTGTCTATACTGATGAAACCAGCTGAGTAAGCAGGAAGCATACCAGCCTTAATCATGTCTTCATGGAAACTTCTGTGTGCCAACAGGTACTTCTGCACTCTGCCCACAAGGTTCTCTAAGGTCTCATCAGACTGCACCAGTCTGTTCATGTTGATGGTGATTACCTGTACGGATCCTGTGGATACCCCTCCTGCCCCTAAGGTATAACTGAAGGTATTGTCTGCCAGTTCATTACGGAGACGACAGCAGGAAGCCAAAGAATCAGCACTATCAGATTCGTAATGGAAGAAGCTGTGTCCCTTGGACATCTGATCTGCCAAAAGATCCATAAACTTTGTGTCTTTTGGTTTTCTTGTGTCTTTATCCACTAAATAGGCTGCAGTTAGCACCGGGAAAGTCAGCAGTTCCTTCTTGCGTTCCTTCCTGAACCATTCCATAAAGAATGCCTGTAACCTAGACAAAGATTTATAGTCAGGCACAGACCCATCAGGGAAATAGAATTCATCGAAAAGGGACTCAAAGTAGAAATAGTCGAAGACAGAGATATTCCAAAAGATACTTTGGAATCCCCGGGCAGCTGCTGGCTGGTTCATGGAATAGATGACACCCTGAAGCTCCTGTTCAATCTGTTTTCTGTTGCTGATCAGGTACTCAGAGCCATAGGTCTTCTTAGCGAAGTAGTCAAAATACATCAGGAATTCGACAGTAGCTACTGCTCCTGCAAAACCTCCTGCCAGCTGATACATCAGGTTCACAAAGGATCCACAGAAAGACTGAAGGTTCTTCGGAGCATGAGAAGTACCTCCCAGCACCTTAGAGCCATCAAACAGGAAAGGATACAGCGTAATGGAGGCACAGTAGGGCTTGAGACTTGTCTCATCATGGATGTAAATCAGGTGATTATGGATGTCCTCAAGATACTGGTCAGCCAGTTCAACACCCCAGCGTTCCTTCAGTCGTTCATAGACAATCATGCGGTTCACCTGGATGGTCTCAAACTTATACAGTTCTGCTTCCATTGTCGAAACATTCTTACTGGTCACATTGCTGTTGCTATCGACAATAGAGCCTTCGGCAGCGTTCTCTGCATGAATATAATTATTTATAAAGTCTAACTTTGTTTTTATCTGAATAGGTGATAATTTATTAAGCATATCTATTTAATACCTCTGAATTTATAAGTTTCGTCCTCCCAAATAAACTTCACTTTTAAAACATTATCTTTTATCAAATGTTTGAAGTCTTTTCGGTATAGCTTCTGATTACTTTTGGGACTCTCAAGACCACCTAACTCTTCCCGGTAATCCCCTGTCTTAAGCCAATCCAATCCATACCATGCAGCCATCTCATCCATCGGTGTCTCTTCCTCAGGCAGACCTGAGTAAATAGCAACAGGAATACAGTATCGTCTGTAGATGGCGTTCACAAGTTCCCTTAAGTCGTCCAAAGGAATCCCATTGGTAGTCCCTCCCATCAGCAAGATACAATTGACATCCTCCTGTAAAGTACTGTCAATGTAAGTCATAACTTCCGAAAGAGACAGGTCTTCCCCTGATTCCCAAAGGTGCTTAGAGTGACACCCAGGACACCTCTGCTGACAGTTTGCGAATTCAACAACAAGTGCTGTCTTACCGGGGATTTCAGACAATGTGATTCCTCCGACAGCATAAATTGGATACATTTCAAATCCTCCTCTAACTAAAAAGGACTATTCCCCTCATCGTCATCATCGTGAGAATAGTCCTCTATTTCATCTTCATCCAGTGCAATAAGCCTGTCTGTATTCTTGTCATATTTTAGATAACCAGCCAATCCAGTCTCCCCGGTAAAACGACCCTTCAGGATCCTGACTTTAACTGTGTTCTTGTCTTTGTTGTCTTTACTCTGTTGGTTACGTTCCAATGCCCACACACCATCAGATAGTTGAGACAAAGCCTGCGATCCCCTGAGGTGGGACAGGGATATGACTCCCCCTTCCTCAGCTGGAGTCCCATCAACTCTTTTAAGGTGGGACACTACCAACAGCCCTACTCCTGTCTCTTCCACAAGAGACCGCAGCCTTGTCATTAATACATCAGTCGCCTTTCGTTCATTCTCAATATCGAGTCCTGAAATGGCAATTGATATATGATCCAAGATAATAAAATCACACTTACTGCCAACAGCCATGTACCGAATAGACCTGATTAAGTCTTCTTCCTCCAAGGATCCGAAGTGTTCATACAAGACAAACCTTCCAGTTCCTAGAGTTTCCTCAAAAGCCTTATGATATTCCTCATCAGACACAGCGTGTCTATTCAAAGCCAATCGTTTCCCCACATGGATCGACATGATACCTTTGGCAGTCCTTTTGACATTCTCTTCCAACATCAGCATCCCCACCCGGAGACCTAAAGTTACCCCAAGATGGTGAGCTATCTGTCTGACGAATGTCGTCTTTCCTGTGCCTGTACCAGCTGTAATGGTTATCAGTTCTCCCTTACGGAGACCCATAGTCATATCCTGTAGTTCGATATCCCAAGGAAGAGGATAGCCTTCAGCATTGTCGTCTTCTTTGCTGAGACTGTCCCACAGGTCAGACCCATTGACAATACAAGCTGGTTTATACGCTTTAGCGTTCCATATGGCTGAGACAACAGCTTCCGCTTTCCCTGTAGTAAGACACTCATTGGCATCCTTACAGGGCAGTACAGCAATCTTGACTTTCCCAGGTGTTAGCATGTCGCAGACAGATTTGACAGCATCTCTCCCCGGAGTATCCATATCGAACATGAGGACAACCTCAGGGAAACTTTCTAACCATTCATACTGAGCCTTAAATGTTTTCCTTGCTGACTGGCAACCATTGGGGAGGGACACAACAGGAAACTTATTCCCTGTCAATTGGGAGACAGTCAGTGCATCAATTTCTCCTTCCGTAATAACTAATTTAAACTTGCTATTACCTCCGGGGAAAAGGTGCTGTCCGAAAAATCTGTCGTGCAACTTTCCTTTGACTTCAAATACTTTGTTTTTATATCTTAGTTTTTGACCGACAATAACCCCTGAGTCGTCCACATAGTTAGCTACCTGAACTGGTTGACCCTTGTAGGATCCCACATAGTACCCCATGTGGCGACAAGTAGCTGCTGTGATCATGCGTTTCTTAAGGGGTTCTATAGACATGTCAGCAGGAGATATAAGGTCACTAGAGGCAGTCTTTAGTTCCCTTACATCTTCCTTTTCATAATCTCTGTGAGTCGTCTGACATGAAAAGCAATAAGAATGACCATCACTGTAAATACATAAAGCATCATGACTACCGCAGTCAGGACATGGAATGTGAGACTGTGTAACCACGACATCCGCTTCATTCAATTTTGACCTCCTTAATTTCAGCATCAGGATATAGAGGCAGTATGTCTTTTTTGATTATGATTTTTTGGGCATCCGTAAGTTTGCCTTTGATACTCTCCGCTAAAACATAAAGGCTTGTCCGATAATCAGGGAAGTCGTACTGGGCGACACAGTCCTGATCTCTGTCTTTTTCTAAGACACCAGTGTTGTGCAAGACAAAATGGTATCCAGTGTCAAAATCTCCTCGCAACCGGGCTTGACGGAATAGACTGTCCTTCGTAAAGTCCTTAGGAAGCTCCTTAAGGACAATGTAGATATATAAGGTCTCCTCTCTCTTCCTAAACATCGTCAGAATCCTTCTTCACTTTTTTCTGTCGTAATCCTGTGGTATCCTTAGGAGCTTCCTTGAACCAGCTTGCAGGAATCGCCTTATGGGCATATAAAAACCCATGCTTTTTACACCAGTCAGCATGGGAAGTCGGAGAACCTTTATAAATTTTTGCATTGATATTTGAAAAGACAAAACGGATGTCCAAATTGGGATACTGCTCTTTAATTAACAAATGTTTTTTCCTGTCTGTGGCATCAAAGACACCCTTAGTCTCAATGATGATGCCATTAGGCAGGACAAAGTCAGGAGTGTAGCTGTGAGAACTCTGTGGGATCGTATATTCGATCGAATAACCCTCATAGACAGCCTTGACACGACTATGTTTCAGCTGGTCTGCTATGGAGTCCTCAAGACCACTCCTGTATGGAAGCACTTTATGGTGGAAACCACCTCTGCGATTAAAGATTTTCAAAGATGTTAGAAATCACTTTCAGATTCATTTTCATTTTCTTCCGTATCAAACGGAACTGCATCTTCAGCAGCTTCTTCGTCTTCCACAGAATAGCCTTCCTCCGCACCAAAGCCAAGAGACGAAGCATCTGCTCCATATTCGCCACGATGTTTCATGGTGATTACCTGGACACCATTAAGGTACATTGCGATACCATAGTTGGTGGCAGACACAGCATAAGGTGCAAGGGAGACAGCCAGTTTGATAATGGATCCGTGTCCAATGTCGCCTTTAATCGGTTTACCTTTCGCATCGAAGATAGGGATAGTTTTGGTGAATACTTCGCCAGTCTTGGATTTGAAGGTAGCATTCGTTTTCGCCTTGAAGATGATGTCCCCATCTTTGTCTTCCCGGTAACTCAAGTTAGGTACAGTACCACGTTTGAATTTTTTGTCTTTGAAATCAGGACTGGTGCTGGCAGCTTCCCATTCTTTTTCCAGCGTGTCCATGAGTTCCTTCGTGTCTTCCTCAGACAGTTTGATCTGTACGGAGTACTTCCCTGTGTCTGTACCCATGTAGGTTTCAGTAGTGCGTAAGCAAGGATACATCGCAGTACCCTTAGGGGTTACAATAGTTTTTAATTTGTTGTCTTTAGACAAGATATCTTCCTCCTTAAATCAATAAAGTAAAAATTCTCTTACACCAGTCGTTTCAGGTACAGGATAGCGGATGTCTTCATAATCCTCAACCTGTTCTGCCATCAGTCGCTGCAGAGCAATCTGAGAACCGATAAAGAAATTAAAGGTGTCCTCAGGACTGCATTTAGCTTCCGCAATGTTGATCACTTTCTTGCCTTCAGTCAACTTTGCGATAACTTTATTTCCCTGACGGAAAAGTACAATGTTATACTTCGGTTCAGGTTCGTCTTTGGGAAGTAATTCCACAACTTCCTTAATGATAAATAAACAAGAGTGATCTGTAAAAGAAAGATCGCCATCATGTCCTTTATGCCAATTATCAAAACGAATAGTATAAGTTCCATATGGACGAATAGCCACTACAGTGCCTCTTGCACCCTTAGGCAACTCCCAAGAATCCCAGTATTTATTAGTGATCAACTTCACCCGGTCACCAACTTCAATTTCCCTAGTAGCTTTGTCTGTATCGTCACACTTTTTCATGTCTTTTGATGTCAAAGCCCAGGTTCCACCATTTTCCCATGCAACAAAAGGAACAATACTAGTTTCAAGAACAGTACCGACAGTTCCCACAGGAACCCATTCATTTTTCTCAGTGCAAATAACCTTATCACCCTTATAAAACATAATTATTATTTCCTCCCTGTACTTCCGATACCTTTAGTACCTCTTTTAGTTTTCTTAAGCTCCTTAACTTCCTTGACTTCCACAGGTTCTCCCTTGACGAGGATCATCTGTGCAATCCTGTCGCCAGCTTCAATGATTTCCAAATATGAGCCAAGGTTTTCGACCAATAAAATAATCTCTCCTCTGTAATCAGAATCAATAATGCCAGTCTGATTGGCAAGACGGAGCTTCGTGTTTGCTCCAATAGAGCTTCTCAAATGGATAGCCCCATAGTAACCTTCAGGAATCTCTACAGCTATCCCTGTGTGGATCTTATAGGCTTCTTTGGCGATCTTAGTGGGCTGCAAGACAACCCTCTCAATAGATGCTAAATCTAAGCCGATAGACCCTTCTGTCTTCTTCTCAGGTGCTAATGCGTTCTCAGACAGCCTGATGTAAGGAAGACAAATAGTGCGATAGACAACACCTTCTTCTGTCGTCTTCAGCTTCCCTTTTGCTACTGTCACTCCTTCACCTCCTTTAGTTTTTCTTTTAATAATTATTATTAAGATAAAAGAAAGGAAACCTTAAGGTATCCATTAGTTACCTTAAGGTCGCCTCTACTTCTTCAAGATGTGTGCCAATTAAAATTTTTGCGGATTTCTGCAATTTTATTTTGTGTATTTACACAATTTTGTTAGTTAACAGAAAATATAGGGACTCTTGAGAACCTCCTGAATATCTAATGAATCTTTGGACGGAATTGTCGGAAGTTTTTTCTCAGACAGAAACTGCATGTCTTTCCTAAAGTTATCCAATACATCATTTTCTGTATAAATATTCACAAAGGACTGTCTGACAACATCATACATTGTCCGTGCCTGAGAGACAGGGCAACCATAGGAATCATGGATCATAGCAAAGTGATGGATCCCAGCTTCTACGGAGTTTAAGACAGTCAGCTGAAGGTGGGCTGCATCCATACTGTGAATGAAGTTAGGAGCAATCCCGGAAGCCTGTGCCTTGCTGTCTACGTTCCCTGTGGGTTCACAGCCGTAGAGACGGATCCTCTTCCCGGCACACCTGATTTGGACAGTCCTTGTCTCTACCTTCATGTACGACTGCTGTACTGGGAGTCCCATAGGAGTTACCCAGGTAACAACATTACCCTTCTTAGTAACAATCCTTGCACAGTCCTGCAGCCATCTCATGCCCTCTACTGCCTTAACTACTGTCTTACCTACAGCTTCCCATATCAGCCTTGCCATATAGACAGAACACTGCCATTTATTGTACTTGTTAAAGACAGAGCCGTCTTCCTTTTCGATGATGTCAGGATCAATCGTGTCGTCCATAATTTGGTCTCGGAAGCCATATTCCTTAGCACCATAGGCAAGAGTCATTGTCGGTCTTTTTGTGACCTTGCGAGTCACTCCGTAAGACAGCCAAATCTGAGCCAGTGTCCTTGTGCCATACTTGACTTTTCCTGTGTCGTCTGTTTCATCAGGAGTCCCATTCTTGCTGTCTTCCTGCAGCCTTTCGTTGACTTTGGCAGCTACTAAGGCATAGATGTCATGAGGTTTGTCTCCGGGAATCAGGTTGACTGCATAACCCCCAATAGGATCCCTGAGAATTGCGGAGAAATGCTGAAGACCTGAGCATGTCCCATCCATTGCAATAGGGATTTCTGAGACAAAGCCTTCAGGATTTCCATCATGTTCTGCTTCCCACTGCTTCCACTTTTTCCACTCCATGCACCAAGCCAGCATCTGACAGGGAGAGTCCTGATCTGCCCACCAAAGGTGTCCTAAAGGATCCTCTGCGGACGCTAAGATATCTTTTTCATTGTCTTTTACCCACTGCACCCTATCGTCATAGCTTACCTTGTCTACTCCAGCCAAATTAGCACCATGAATAGCCAGCCAGCGAATGTCTTCCATTGTCTGACAGGGAGGGACACCAGCGAAGAGAATTAGAGCCTTGTTCAAGTCGTCCCCCTGAAAATTGAATGTCGGAATAGGATAGACACGACCACGGAAGTCCATGTTGCAAGGGAAATAAATCTTGTCGTATTTGGCAAACATCCGGGCTGTCTTTACATGAGACAAAGCCCTCAGAGCCTGAGATTTCCGTCTTGTCTCACTTTTGTACCACCCCGGCATGACTTCCTTGTAGTGTTCCAGTTCTTCCTGTGTCGGATTTTCAGACAAGACACAAGGCTTAGGAGCTTCGGCAAAGTAAGGAAGACCAGCTTTGCCTCCTCCTTGTTCGACAATCGTTTCCATGACTTCTAAGACAGGAATATTGATATGCCAAGGAGTCTCTTGGATCGCATTGATGGCTGCACGAACCTTTGCCAGTTCCACCTGGGCTAACTTGCGGAGATACTGCTGTCCGAAGAAAGTCCTTGCGTCATGAAGACGAAGAAGGTTAGAGGAGTTCTGAAGGTCACCATAGTATCCCCCTTCGTTGTAGGCAGTCCAAGGTTTGGGAGGGATGACTGTCGGACACAGCTTGAAAGCATGTTCCACCATGCTGATCTCCGAACGCTGCCATGCCTCAATCAGCTTGTTGGAAGCTTCGACAACCAGCATCCCTTTAGCTCCTTCGGCAATCACGAAGTAACTGGAGCTATCGACAACAATCTCAATGAAACATGCTGCCATAGCTTGGGCTTCCATGCGATTCCATTTGGCAGGAGAGAATCCTTCATATTTCATGTGAGCCTGTAAATAAGCTCTGCGGTAGAATCCTTGTACCCTGTTGTCGATTCCCTTCAGGACTTGCTTGGGATACTTTGCGATTTTAGAAAACCTCTTGAGGCTGTATTCATCGAAAATTTCGACAGACAAAGACTGGGCAATGTTAGACAAGATTACAGTCCGTTCCTGTGCCACCATTGAGATCATGGTGCTGATGGTGGAATACGTTACCAGGTCGTACAGTTCGTCCTCTTCGTCCTTGTAGGCATCCGCAAGTTCCATAAGGATCCCAACGTAGCTTGGCTTTACTCCTTTTTTGACCTTGAGCTTGTCTTCAAAAAACGATTCGACATTCGCCCGGACAGCATCATAGACAAAGCGGATGAAATGTTGCCCCAAGGGCTGAGTGCCAGCTTGTCCTTCGATCCGTTCCTTTTCCATGCTTTGGCGAAGCTTGTCTTCAGCCTCTTTTTTGAACCTTGATTCAATGAACAGCTGTTCGTTGTAAAGGTTTCCATACTTGCCTAAAAGTTCCTCAACAGAATACATTTGTCTTTTCCTCCTTGTTTTTGCTTGATTTTGGGCGTAAAAAATACAACCCTTGGTGTTTTAGCTTACGAACGCTTGTTCGTTAAACTTGGGCTTGGTTTCAATTTTACTACTTTTTCCGTCCATAAAACAGGACTTAATTTTGAATTTTTGTCTTGACTTTTGGGGAGACAGAAAGTTCTGCGTTCCGCTCCGTTCCTTTGGTAGCCAAGTGGAATTTTTCTGTGGTTTTTGGTGGCAGCCCCCGGTGGATCCAGTTTTGATCCTGAGGGCTGCCCTAGTGCCGCCTATAGGAGATCCTGAGGGCTGCCCTAGTGCTGACTATAGGAGATCCCAAGGGCTGCCCTAGTGCTGACTATAGGAGATCCTGAGGGCTGCCCTAGTGCTGCCTATAGGAGATCCTGAGGGCTGCCTATAGGAGATCCTAAGGGCTGCCCTTGTGCTGTCTTATATACACCAGCAGTTTTTACCTGGTATATATAAGGCAGCCCCGGAGAAATCCCCGGGAACTGCTGCAAGTATTATTGAATTTCTATAGACATGATTAGAAATAAGATTATGAAAGCTATATAATCCTGTAGTCTTCTTAATAAGGCTCTTTTAAACCATTTCTTACGATCCCTAGACATGTTTTTATATTCCTTATAAGCTTTTAACATGGTTATTTACCTCCCCTAGCACTAATAAAATGTACTGCTGCATGTATGAGGGCTGCTGCTTGGTATAAAGCTCTAGCTTGTGTGTCTAACCAGTTTTCATTCCTGTTCGGATATTTATTACCAAAATCAGTTTGAATAAGTTCCGATTTATTACACAGTCTTTTTGCTATATCCGTGTCGTAGCAAAGGCTGCAGCCTGAATAGCTGTATTGTTTCCAATTATTAGCACCATTTAAAAGCAGCCTGTCTAATAAAGTAATATTAGTAAGATCTGTTTCAAAAATACTATTGTCTTCCCTGAGTCCCTCTAGCAAATCAGAGACATATAACAGAATTCCCTTGTCCCAAGCGGATCTCTTAGGAGCTATTTTCCTGACTTCCTTTTCAAGCTTTTCAATAGTGATCATTTTTGTTACCTCCTGATTTTTATTTTTATTTACTGCCTTATGGATCCTCAGGCACTACTTGAAGATCCATAAGGCAGCCCCGGAGAGATCCCAGGGGCTGCACAAGTTTTTATAAGTCGATCAAGTTTGCATTTTCTTTCGCTGCTTTTTTCTTGTTTCCATGTACCGGGAAAGCTATTGCAAACTGTCTATTTTTTAACCAGCACAAGCCACAATTTTTACATTGTACATTGTCTTTATAGGTGCTAGGGCATTTCACAATCTTGACGCCTTCCACAACTGTTACGTTGTTTTCCATTGTATTTACTGCTATAACTACATTGCAGCCAGCTTTCATAGCCTTTTTAACATCTGATAATTTTTCAGTACTGAAGTTAATTACAAAACCTTTTTCAGTTGCAGCTTTTACCAGTTCTGTATTATGCTTGTTAATGGAAGTATGCGTATATGTGTAAGCAGTCAAACCTTCATAAGCTGCAGTCAAGCTGTCTAATAAGACCTTGTCAATGTTGTTGCTATGATTTTTTCCAAGATCACCAGCGATATTATGACGAATTACATTAGTATGTGCAGTATCATTAATTACTTGTTTTAATTCGCTAGCAGGAACGCCTTTTACAGGTGCTTTTTTCCATTGCAGGCAGCACGGAAAGTTTTCAGCATAGCACCCATGCCCTTTAAAAGGACACCGGGCAGGACAGCTGGAGTTATCAGTGTAAGTAACTGAGATTCTACCAGTTTTTTTATCCCCTGATTCAGGAATAAACCATACTTTTGCGGATTCGTTTTTGTTAGTAGTCATTTTTCTTTTCCTCCTGATTTTTACTGACTTAGTTTGAATTTTTCTAAACTTTTGTTGTCTTAATACTAACACAGTTTTATTTTCTTGTCGAGTGTTTTTTCAAACTTTTTTTAGATTTTTCTAAACTTAGTTTGACAGGAGACACAAAAAGTTTTATAATACAGTCAGCAGCTAATATATAAGGAAAGGAGGTAAAAACTATG